TAGTAGGTGGTTTGGGTGCTGTAAGTGGAATTACAATAGCAACAGATGGAAATTTAACAGGTTCTTTAATTTTTGCTGATGGTACAGGAGGAGGTGATAATACAAGGGGTGGTTTACAATATGACCATAGTACTAATAATATGTTGTTTAGGGTAAATAATGATACTAAAATGCGTATTACAAGTGGGGGGAATGTTTTAATTGGAACAGATGGAGACCCAACTTCTGGTGGCTTTAAATTTGATGCAGGTACAGATTCAATACTTCGTATTGGACACGCTACTGGTACAGCAACAGGCTCTAACTATACACTATTTTATTTAGGTTCAAGTGTTATTGGTTCTATTTCACAAAATGGAACTTCAGCAGTTTCATATAACACATCTTCTGATTATAGATTAAAAGAAGATTTACAAGACTTTGCAGGATTAGATATGGTTTCTAAAATACCTGTTTATGACTTTAAATGGAAATCAGATGAAAGCAGAAGTTATGGAGTTATGGCTCACGAACTTAAAGAAGTTTTACCAGATGCAGTTACAGGAGATAAAGATGCAGAAGAAATGCAAGGTGTTGATTATTCTAAAATCGTTCCTTTATTAGTAAAATCAATACAAGAACTAAAAGCAGAAGTAGATGATTTAAAAAACAAATGTAATTGTAAATAAGTATATTTGTATATAACTATAAATTAAATAAAAATGTCAAAAATTAGTAAAGAAGAATTAGAATCATTAAAAGAATCAGAAAAGAAGTTTGCTGCTATAAAGCACGACTTAGGTACTTTAGAAGTACAGAAACACGGATTATTACACGCCTTTGCACAATTACAAGAAGAAAGTAATAAAGAGAAAAAAGAACTAGAGGACAAGTATGGTAAAATAAACATCAACTTAGAGGATGGTTCGTATGAAGAAATAAAAGAAGAAACTAAATAATATTATGGATTTTGCAGATATGAAGATTTATACTTTAAACTCAATGGCTTTTCTAGTTACAATGACCGAAGTAGAAACTTGGTTAAAGATAATTCTTCTTGTCTGTACTATCGTTTATACATTAATGAAAACAAAGAAGCTATGAGAAAAATAGACAAACTTATAGTTCATTGTTCGGCAACTCCAGAACATAAGGAGTTTGATGTAGAGGATATAACAGAATGGCACGTTACAGGAAATGGTTGGTCAGATTGTGGTTATCATTATGTTATTACTCTTAGTGGTGAGATACAAGATGCTAGACCAGAAAGAAAAATAGGTGCTCATTGTAAAGGTCACAATAGAAATTCTATAGGTATTTGTTACATAGGAGGTATGGATAGAACTATGGACAAATGGATAGATACTAGAACACCTGAGCAAAAAGAATCATTAGAACAACTATTAAAAGATTTAAAACAGAAGTATCCAGAAGCTAAAATATATGGACATAAAGATTTTACTAATAAGAAAGTATGTCCTTGTTTTGATGCTAAGGAAGAATATAAAAATATAAGTAATGGGAATAGAGAATAAAAAAGTTAATGTAGATATTGACGGAGATGGCAAACCTGATTTAAACTTAGACCTAAAAACTATTATAATGGTAGTAGGAGGGATTATTAGCTTAACTATGACTTACTCTACCCTTACTAAACAAATAGAGCTTAATAAGCAAGAAATAGAGGTTGCTAAAAAGCTACCACCTTCTCAATCATTAGAGGTTGTTAAACAAAGAATAGAATTTCTTGAAGGACAAATAGAAGCTAAAGATAAACGACTAGATAAAATAGAAGATAAAATATATAAAAGATGAACAAGTTAATTGAGTTTATGTTTATGATAGTAATCATATTAGTAATTGGCTCATTTACAGTTTTACCTTTATCATAAATAATATGACAAAACCAATCGAATTAGGAGAAAATTCTAAAATACAATTAGACCTTAAAAGTTTAATAGGTATAATATTAGGTATATTGTCTATAACAGGTGTTTGGTTCACTTTAACTGCTGAAATTGCTACACTACAAATGGATGTAGCACGACTACAATACAATCAAAGTTTAAATGACGAATTTAGAATAAAATGGCCAAGAGGAGAATTAGGTGCTTTACCTGCTGATGGCAGACAAGATTTGAAAATTGAATATATGGAAAAAGAATTAGAAGAAATATATATAATACTTAAAGAACTAAAATGATAGAAACACTTAGGCACTTACTTGGAATTTGTGGCGAAAGTCATATAAACATTTACACAGTAATTTTATCAGTAATTATTTTAAAATACATTTATGAAAAATATACTAGCAAAACTATTTGGAGGAGCAGCAGGAGGAGTAGCAGATAAGATATCTAACATCATAGCTAAACATACTTTCTCAAAAGAAGATAGAGCAAGGTTTGAAAATGAGATGACTAAGGTGTTAATAGATGCAGAAGCTGATATGCAACAAAACGTAACAGAGCGTTGGAAAACTGATATGAATAGCGACAGTTTTTTAAGTAAGAATGTAAGACCTTTAGTATTAATCTTTTTAGTTGTATCAACTGTTCTAATGGTGTTTATAGATGCAGGTGTTATTTCGTTTGAAGTTAAAGAAAGTTGGATTGATTTGTTGCAGTTAGTGCTTATAACAGTCATAGGAGCTTATTTTGGGGGTCGTAGTTACGAGAAAATAAAAAAGTAATGGCAAAGGTTACCTCAACTAATTATCGTGCATCTAAACGCACTAAAAGACCTAATGTACATTCTAAGAACGCAAGTAAGGGTCAAGTAAAGTTTAAAAAGAAATATAGAGGACAAGGCAGATAAATATTTTTTTATATATTTGTCAATGCTAATAGCTAAACTTGCACAACCTAATAAAGTTGGAAGGTGCTTGGAACAGGCACTTTAAATTTCTTTTTTGTAGGTTTTTTCTTTCTTTTTCTTTTTACTCTTTTTCTTTTTCTTTCTTTTTAGTTATAAATTCTTATATTAGTAAAATGAGAAAGGTATCACGTAAAACACTTGTAAAGAAGTTAGATACGATATTTTCAATATATATTAGATTACGTAAAGCTAATAAGCAAGGTATAGTTACTTGTTATACTTGTGGAAAGAAAGACCACTATAAAAAAATGCAGAACGGACATTTTATGTCTAGAAAATCCTACTCAACAAGATGGGAAGAATTAAACTGCCAGGTACAATGCTATGCCTGTAATGTAATGAGATATGGTGAACAATATAAGTACGGACTAGAACTCCAAAAAGAATACTATAAAGATTTACCTGAAGAACTATTAATACAATCTAAACAAATTGTAAAGTTCTCTAATATAGATTTAGAAGAAATGATAAATAAATATAAAATATTAGTAGAGAAAAGAAAAAAAGAATTATATTTGTAGAATATCTGTTTTTACGCAGGTCTGTAATCTTTTTGTTTTGAAAGGGGGAATTAATCTTCTCCCTTTTTTTTTGTAAAATACTTGACTTGTATTATTTTTTTATTTACATTTGTTAAAAACAAACATTATAGATATGCCAAAAAACTTTCACACTATTAACCTATCATTAGAAGAATTAGACATTATAAAGATGTCATTAAAACACTCAGTTAAAACTGCTGACTGGGATTTGTACAATGATAGTAAAGCAGAATTAATCCTAAAACAAATAGATAAACTATGACTTACACAGAAGATTACATTAGACAGCTACAATTTCAAGTAGAAGCATTACAAAAAGAAAATGCAAATTTAAGAATTAAGAATTTATCACTATCTTCAAATAGTGAAATTAAAGAACAAGAAGAATCAAATAACTATTATAAATCTAAACAATGAAAAGTAAAATCACACACGTAGAATCTAAAGGCACTTGGTCTAATACATCTGGTTCTTTTAATAAATTTCAAGTATCATTAGCAAATGGTAACTCTTACAGCTTTCTAGCAAAAGGAGAATTTAAAAAGAAAGTAGGAGAAGAAATAGAATATAAAATTACAAATGAAAAGTATGGTACAGCTAGTATAATATATCCAAAACCACAAACATCTTTTAGTAAACCTCTTGACACTCACAATTCAATACTAAAACAAGTAGCATTTAAAGGAGCTATAGAACTTGCTAAAGTTGGCAAAATAAAAATTGAAGAAATAAGAGAGTTTACAAATGAATTTAACGAAATATTAAAATAATAATTATGCAAATCACAGGAAGAATAAAAAAAATCAATGAATTAAAAGTATTCGGAGGTAACAACTTTAGAATAAGAAGTATGGTATTAGTAACAAATGACAAATACCCACAAACATTACAAGTAGAGTTTACACAGGATAGAGTTAATCTACTAGACCATTACACAGAAGGTTCTTTTGTAAAGACATCAATTAACCTAAAGGGTAGAGAATGGGAAAATCCTAAAACTAATGAAGTAAAGGTATTTAACACTATAGAGGGGTGGAAGATAGAAGATGATGTAGAACAAGTAACAGCTTCAGAACAAAGCCCTGATAGAAACGATGACCTACCGTTTTAAATGACTGCCGAAGAAAGAAAAAAAGCTCCTGTTTATTCAGGAGTTTTAAATTATTTCCCTGATGCTATTTTAGAAGTGGCAAAAGTTTCTTATATTGGTAATCAGCAACACCATCCAGACAAACCTTTGCATTGGGATAGAAACAAGAGTACAGACGAATTAGATGCTCTTACAAGACATTTAATAGACGCAGGTAAATTAGATTCAGATGGTATGAGACATTCAGCAAAGGTAGCTTGGAGAGCTTTAGCTAACTTACAAAAGGAAATAGAAAACGATTAATATGTTAATAAACTTTGACGACCAGATAGATAAACTTTACAAAATAAGAAATGGTCAAATGGTTGAAGGATTAACATTAGGATTCCCAGAAATAGACGAATATTTTAGATTTAAGGCAGGTAATTTTCTTGTATGCCTTGGACACGCAAACGTAGGTAAAACGACTGTTATACTTTATTTAATGTTGCTTTATTCATTAAAGCATAATACAAGATGGTTAGTATTTTCTAGTGAGAATGATGCACACAGTATTATAAGAAAACTAATAGAGTTCTTAGCTGCTAAACCAATCAACAAAATTCCTGAAGAAGAATTTAACAAACACAAAGAATTTATATTTCATCAATTTAAGATTATTGACACTAATCAATTACATACATATAAATCTTTATTAACTTTAGCTACTAATATTAAAAAAGCGTGGAACTACCAAGGATTCTTAATAGACCCTTATAACTCTTTGATGAAGGATAGAGAGATGTTAAAAGGAATTAACTCACACGATTATGATTATGAGGCAACGTCTGAGATACGATTATTCTGTAAAACTCATAATGTATCAGTATGGTTAAACACTCA